AGCTTGGACATCTGCTTCGGTCAACAGTGGATATAAGACAGGTGCTGTTAGAGACTCTAAAAAATTCTACGGATTTGATTACACCGAAACAAATTATACAAACCAAGGGTTATTAAATCCATTACCAGACGGAGCTACAACAGTAGGATATGTCGCAACGAGTGGTTCAAATACAAACTCAACGGAATTTTCACTAGAAGATGTTGCTACGGGTGAGGTTGATGGAACAGATCTAAGTATAAGTACCAGTACACACATTACATATCGTAAGTTTACTGTACCAGTACAGGGTGGGTTTGATGGATTTGAACCTAATAGAAACCGAGCAATGGGTGCTGACATTGTGTCAACAAACACCCAAGGATTTGATATTAGTACTTCTACCGCAGAAGGTGGAAGGGCGTTCAAGAAAGCTCTTGACTCACTCAAGAATCCAGAAGCTTATGACATGAACCTGTTGGTTATCCCCGGTGTTAACCACGAACAACACCCATACATTACCCAATATGCTATCGACATCTGTGAAGACAGACAAGATACATTCTTTATCATGGACTTAGCAAGTTATGGTGCTAGTATCGCAACTGCTACATCAACCGCCGCACTACTTGACACAAGTTACGCCGCTGGTTGGTATCCTTGGGTAAGGGTTCTAAACACCAATACAAACAAGTTTATCTGGGCACCACCTTCGGTTGTTCTACCAGAGACATTCGCCTATAGTGATAGTGTGTCTGCTGAGTGGTTCGCACCTGCTGGTCTAAACAGAGGTGGTATCGCAGGAGCAAGTGGTGTTAAGACAAGACTTAACAGAACAAACCGTGACGAACTGTACGAGAACAAGGTCAACCCAATCGCACAGTTCCCCGGTCAAGGTATCGTTGCCTTCGGACAGAAGACACTACAGACACGTTCAAGTGCTCTTGATAGAATCAATGTCCGTCGTCTCTTGATTGCACTCAAGAAATACATCGCATCAAGTTCCAGATACCTATTGTTTGAACAGAACACAGAAGCAACTCGTAACAGATTCCTAAACTTGGTCAATCCTTACCTCGCTAGTGTACAGGAAAGACAAGGACTATACGCCTTCCGTGTGGTCATGGATGAAACAAACAATACACCAGATGTCATTGACAGAAATCAACTAGTTGGTCAGATTTATCTACAACCAACCAGAACAGCTGAGTTCATCGTTCTTGACTTCAACATATTACCAACGGGTGCTACATTCCCTGAGAGTTAAGATAAACTAAAAGGTTATATAAATTGGTGGTAAGTGATATTTATATAAAAGATATAATTTTTGGAGACAAAATATGGCAAATTTAGTTCAAGAACAGGAACTATTCTTTAAGGCGTTTGAGCCGAAGATGCAAAATAGGTTCATCATGTTTATGGATGGACTACCAGCATACGTTATCAAGGGAATGCAAAGACCAAGATTAACACAAGAGGCAAGAGCTTTAAATCATATCAATGTTCAAAGATATGTAAAGGGTCGTTCGGTATGGGGTTCGGTTGATATGATATTACATGATCCAATTGTACCTTCTGCCGCACAATCTGTCATGGAATGGGTTCGTCTCCACCATGAATCTGTAACTGGTCGTGATGGATATGCAGATTTCTATAAAAAAGATTTAACATTTAATGTTCTTGGTCCAGTTGGTGATAAGGTAGAAGAGTGGATTCTTAAGGGAGCTCAGATTACTCAGGTTAACTTTGGTGATATGAATTGGGATAATGATGAGCCGATGAACATTACATTAACAATCCAACCAGATTATTGTATTCTTAATTACTAGTAGAAGGAAAATACAAATTGCTCTTACTGAGCAGCCTCCCCGAAAAAAATTCGGGGAGGTTTTTTGTTATAAAGAAAACTACTTATAATAAGACATTTCATATAGGTGAAATATATGAGTAGAGCAACCCAACTAACAGTTGGTCAGGGTGAATCATTTACATTGGCCATCACAATATTAGATGAGGCAAATAATCCAGTAGATTTGACCAACGTATCTTTTACAGGTTCGGTCAAAGAAACATATTCTTCTGTTGACGATAGCGCTAACTTTTCATTTCAAGTGGTTGCTCCTGCAACGTCGGGATCAGTTACCATAACTCTTCCCGCTGCAACTACATCAACATTGAATGCTCAAGATTATGTTTATGATGTGATTCGTGTTGATGGATCTGATGTCAGACGGTTATTGGAAGGTAAATTGATTGTTCGTCCCGGTGTAACCTTAACCAGTTGAGATAATAGATGGCGTCAGGTAGCTTGACAGTTTTAATAACTCCACAAAATTCTTACATAGTTAGCGCTGATAAGACAGTAATATCACAGGTTCAGCCAGCATCAAGATTTGTAGAAAGTTCTAGGGTATCTGTCTCTGCATCATATGCTACTAATTCAGATATTTCTATCTCTTCTTCATACGCTGAAGTATCTGCTACATCTTCATACGCTGATAGTTTTGTTGTAGCTGGGACAGTTACCGCTTCTGGTTTTGTCGGGGACGGTTCACAATTAACAGGTGTGACCGCACAAGGAACAGGTGTAACGGTTAGAGATGACGGCACATTACGTGGTGTGTCACAAATCCTAGATTTTACAGATGGAATAGATGTATCTTTTGTGTCGTCTACTTCATCAATCTCACTCAATAGAACTGGTTCATTTAGTGGATCTTTCTCTGGCGATGGGTCGGGTATAACTAATGTAGCTAGTGCTTTATATGCCGTTAGTTCATCATATCTTAGTGGTGGAAACGCAGAAAATATTGGTCACATAGAGTTAGATACTACCTATGTAGCAGGAACACACACGACAGGAAGATTGTATTGGGACACTAATTCTAATACTGCTACATTGGACATGGTTGGTAGTGATGTTAAACTACAACTTGGTCAAGAACAACATTTATATGTTAGAAACGAATCCGGCGAAACAATTGAAAATGGTGATGTTGTACGAATAACTGGTGCTTCTGGAAATAATATTACCGTTGCTCGAGCAGTATCGGATATTGGAGGCATTGTAAATGAAAATGCCGGTGAAATTATTGGTATTGCCACAGAACAAATTGGTGATAACAATAATGGATATGTAACGACTTTTGGAACGGTGCGTGATATAGACACATCCCTATTATCACCGGGACAACAGGTTTATTTATCACATACAAATTCTGGATCTATTGTTGCATTTCCACCACCTGCTCCATATGAAGAAATATTGGTCGGTGTTATTGAACGATCACATCCATCAGTCGGAAGTATTTTTGTCAGACCACGTAGAGCAGAACATTTTTCTGAAATTGTAGGAGTAACAGGATCTAATATTCCTACTGGCAAATCATATATAGAACACGATAGTATAACGGGCATTAGTAGTTTCGTTGCTACAGTTGATTCGGCATCATTTGCTACAACCGCTTCCTATGTAGAAGGAGCAGCTAGTGATTGGAATACGTTAGCAAACAAACCCGCAGGTCTGGTCAGTAGCTCTACACAAACTATTGCAAATATAAATGGTCAAGAAATTACACCAAGTATTATTTCCAGTAGTGGACATATTGTTCCATCAACAACAGAAATATATGATCTTGGTTCTACAGATTTACGTTGGAGAGATTTATACCTAAGTGGTTCTACAATTTATCTTGGAAGTGCAGAAATCTCTTCTGACAATGGTAAAGTATCTGGTTCATTCACGGGTTCATTTACTGGTGATGCGTCAAGTATAACCGGAGTAGTAAGTTCTTCATATGCATTGACCGCTTCATATGCTGATAACGCAGGAGCAAGTGATTGGAGTGAGTTGACCAACATTCCTTCTGGGTTAGTATCAAGTTCTGGTCAAGTAGATCACGATCAAACTACCAATTATTCTGCTGATGAACATTTCACACAAGCTAATATTACTACAGTTGGAACAGTAACTAGTGGTGACGTTAGTGCTATCTTGCCGGCAGGCACAGTATCAAGCTCTGTTCAAGTAGATTATGATTCAATACAAAATGTTCCATCTGGTTTGGTTTCTGCATCAAGTCAAGTAGATTATACTGGATTAAGTAACGTTCCGTCTGGAATTGTATCAAGCTCAACACAATTCAATACATTAACAGATCCGTTTAGTGGTTCATTCACTGGTTCGT